CCTCGAAACCGCACCACGGGAAAAAGCATCGAAGTCCCATGCTGGATCGCAGACAATGGTACGGTATTTCCCCGGTCGTGGCTGTAGTTTGAGAATCCGTTCCTGATCCTGCTTCACCTTGTCCAGGCGAATGATCTCGGCAACCTTGTTGCGCCTTACTGACGGACATATCGTGCCGTTTTCGATTAGTCGCTTTAACTGTGGTTCTTTAAGTCTCGCAATCTGATCGATTGTCGTATAATCAGGCGGCAAAATTGCCATAATGCAAGCATTGCTTTCAGCTTCTATCCTTAAGGTTGAACTCTTTTGAACCCACCTACTAATACGCATAAAGATGCGAGCGACTGAGGCATCAAACTTTAACCCGGCTAAAGTCTTTTGCCATTGACCATGGGCTGAACTTGCCTTGCATTCATTGAGATCGCGACCAAGCTGAACAAACCCAGCCACAGTCGTATCCACAAGCCTGTCCCATTGATCGTTAAGTTTCCGTATCCAGTCTTCAGCCAGCAAATGACCGCCAACTGTCGTCATGGCCGCCGCTCCGAAGGATGTGAAAATCATCGCGAGATGATCAGCGTAACCCGATTCGAAAGGCCGGCAAACAAACTTTAGTATCGCGCCATGCGGATCGCTTTCATCTGTCACAAGTTGTTTGACGAACGCGCCAACACCGCTTTGGCATACGCCCTCGACAGCCTTGGTCACCCTTGCATCGTCATCGGCTTTGGCCGCAAAGACAAACCCGAACTCTTATCCTATGCCGATGCTGTCATCGAAGTCGGCCACGCGCGCAGCGACGAGATCCCCAAGAACTGCATCCACATTGCATGGGTGCAGGAATACTACGGTAATGGCCGTGATCCGGATTACAATGGACGCGCATTGCCGCAAGACCGGATCTATACATTTGGCGATCCCAGGATCTTAGGCGCACCCCAATTCAAGCATTGGATTGGATCGCTGTGCATGGGCGTCGATCCGGAACTCTTAAACCAGCCGCCGGTCAAACCTAACCTCGATTTCTCCATTGCTGGGTTCATTGCCTCGCCAAAGTTTTTCAAAGACCCGGTGACCAACCCGATCACAGCTAAACTCATGGATCTCATCGTCGCCGAGACCCGAATAACGCCATTAAGTGGATCGTTCGATCAAGCCGGCGAGGTGGCCCGGTTCAAGACCATATTGGACGGCTATTTCGATCCGAGATCACGGGCCAGCATCGATGCCGTTTCAGCCATGAATATCCATGAAACCGCGCGCCTTCAGAACCGCTTTGCCTTGGCCAGACTGATCCTGTCAGTATCCAAAAACGTCGAGTTCTGGGGGCTGCATTGGGATCTATGGCCGGAATTTGCCGCATACGCCAAACCGTTCACCAACGATCGCAAAGCCCTCCTCGATCTGTATCAGCGCAGCCGGATCAACGCCCACGACAACATCTTCGGCTTCGCCATGCACAGCCGCGTCCTCGAGGCCATGGCAGTCGGCGGCTTCGTCATGGCCCATGGATCGCCCCATGTCGGAGCTGCCGGCCAGATGACCGAGACATTCATACCGGGGGTTCATTACGGGGAATACAACGCCGACAACTTTGTCGAGGAAGCCGGGTGGTGGCTCAAGCACCCCTATGAACGGCAACGGGCCTCGGTGGAAGCCCGCAAAGTCATTGCCGACAAACACCTGTGGAAACACCGGGCGCAACAGATCCTGAATGATCTCGCCTAGAACGGCACCTCTGGATCGGTGTTATCACCAACAGCCCGAAGCCTCGCTTCCTTACGCTTGAGCCTCAGCCCCATGTAAGTCCTGCCGTTTTATGGCCCTCAAGCCACTTTCCAGTCTCCGCGCTGGTCGAACCCGAAGGTTCGGCTGGCTCAGTGCCGTAACGTCTTGCTTGGTTCATCACCACCCTCCTGTTCGGCGACTCTTCTTCCCAGAGGGTAGCGCGGCTAGGTGGGGTGGAGCCAGCCTCGTGGTAAGAAATTAAGATAAAGGAACGCGCGTATCAGATTCGTTTGGTTTTTTGATGGCCAATTGTGGATAACTAGATCAATTCTTCGACATCAAGTGGATAACTAGATCAATTCTTCGACATCAATTCGCATCATCGGCGCGATGTCCACCACAACGCGCGTGTGGACATCCTTGGCTTGCCGGTCATTGACAAAGATGATGCCTTGCAAGGCATCGAGCGCGATCTTAGTGAAGTTGTCGTTATCGAATCGATTCGTCGGGCTAGTCACCGCAGTGATCCGAACCTTGACATTGCCGGTCAGCGGCTTGCGGCCGCCCATGACGGCACGCGCCACCCAGCCCAAGTCTTTCTGGTACTCGCGCGTTTCCTTGGGGGTGTAGACCCGGCCGCGCGCGAACCGTGGCCGTCCCTTGCCTTGCGGCTCGCCAGGAAGCTCAATGACAAGTCTGGCAGGACTGTTCGTTATGGGCGCGTTCATCGTCCCGCATTATCGCCTCTAAAAACGATGCCGCAACCTCCGCTGGCGTCAGCGGGTTGGCAGTCTTTTGCGTTAATGCGGATACTCGCCCCAACCAACTTAAACAGCGCTGGCTTACAGGAATGACGCTTTCATCTCTTTTGCGCATGCCATAGCTCACCCGATATTACCGGATTTTACCGGCTGCCTTTTCCCGACTCGGTTTACGCTTCGATATATTACCTTTTTGTCTCAATTGTTCCCTATTGAAATGAATTGTCTCCAATTCTGGCCACGGCACCCCCGATCGAGCGAATAAATCATCGTATCGGGCCAGCATGTTGTCATACGAATCAACCGAGATCGATCGCCGCCGAGCGCCGAATTCCCTGATAAACGTGCCATTTCCGTAGGTTTCCATACTAAGAATCGCCTCTCCGCGCCCGGTGTATTTGACATACGTTTCCACAAGCTTGCGAAGATTACGGCGGCATACATCAGCGATCATGCTGATCCCCTTATCATTTTCCACAGGCTAAATCTACTATTGCCTAGGCTGTACATTTATACTATGTGGACGATTGGGTGGAAACAATGGCTAAGCTCATTTGGGTTGAACTGCATAAGCGCCACGAGGCTACGGCCCCGAACGGCAATGCCTATTCGATCCACAGCCATTGGCGCGGCACCCCCGAACACGGATCGACTACCGTAATCCTATTCGTCCACATAATGACTAAGGTCGGCACTTTGGGCCAGCCCGCCGCCCCGGCAGGCTGGTCGCGATCGTTTTATGTACCGACCGTCGAGGAAGGTAAGCGCCGCGCCGAGATGCATGCCAATGGCGAAAGGGGCTGGCGCAAGGGGATCGAGGAAGCCGGCGGCGTCAATTACCGGAGGTGGCACCGTGACCAATCTTAGCGCCATGGAAATCCTAATCGGCCTGCGTATGGAAAAAGAACGCAAGCACGCTAAGTGGCGCAGCGGCCGGCGCTCTATGTACCCAAGCGATGAGATCATCGAAGCCCGCATGCTGCGGGAGATTGATGCGCTCGACACCGCTATTTCAGTCCTAAAGATCGACACTAGCGGCTGGATACCAATCCCAAGGCATTTACCGGATTATGAATGAAACCCCACGATCGCGACTTGGTCGCCTGCTTGCTGATCTACGGAATCGCCGCCGGGATCGTGGCCCTCGGCGCGGTACTAGTCTGGTGAGCCACGCTCAAGAGAGGTGGAAGATGTCTGAACTGCCAGTCGAAGCCAGATTGCCGGCGCCATTGCCGGACCCCGATCGGGACGCAGCTATGGCTGCCGCAGCGTTTTATGACCGCGCCAAGCTCGAGCGCGAGGCCATGATACGGCGAATACAGGAACTCGAGATGACGGTCTGTGTGAAGGACAACCACATTGAAGCGTTAAAGCTCGAGGTATCGGCAGGGGCCAATCGCTATGACGTTCTCCAGGGTGCCTATAATGACAAAGTACACGACTGCGCCGACCTCGAGGCAATCCTGGCCGGCACCCAAGGCAACCTTGAGGACTTGGCGGCGAGGCTTGGCCGCTTTGAGTTTCAGCGTGTTAAGCGCAACAAGCGTAATGGCAGTAAGCGCAGCGACCCAGTGCCTGACGCACCGGGAAGCACGGACCCGCTGGCCGAGTTTGCATCTGTACTGGCACGCCAGCCAGGACGGGGAGAGGTGCTGGGACAACAGCCCCCGTCCGAGTAGTGACTATGAGAAACGTCCGTCGATTGTTCCGCACAAGCTGCCTTCGAACATCGCGGACGTTCCGTGGGCGACACAGGGTGGGAAGTCGCCTGCGCCGCCGCCGGACCTAGAGAGGGCCGCTCCTGATGGTCCGGCGGCGGAACTGTTCTTTCCCGAATTGGTGAGGGGGGAAATGGGTGAAGCGTACCCCCTCATCTTCAGGCAGCCGTGGTTGAGTGGTGAATCGATCGTTTACTGGCCACTTATTTTGGATGTCGACCAAGTACCCTTCACGACGTGGACAAAACGGGTGGGACAATGAAATCAGATTTGACGCCGATCGAGCGTATCCAGGCGGCTTATTTCCATTTTGTTGTCGGCCTCACCCAAATGCAAGTCGCCACGGTTTTGAACATATCGAATCATGGCAGAGTAAACGAGGCCATTAATGCAGTCGCTAAGGCCGTAGGCTTGAGCGAAGGTGGATACAAGCAAAAGCGGCCGGTCGGCCGCCCCAGAAAGGTGATCCCATGACCAAGACTAATCCAGAAGTAAAGCTACCGCCGCCGGGTGGTATGGCTCCGATATCGGACCCGACAGTGATCCAGACCCAGTCGGCGCCGATGTCCCCCCTAGAATTGATGGCTCGAGCGATTACGGCCGGCGCATCAGTCGAGGTGATTGAGCGTTTGTCTGTCCTGGCCGAACGCTGGCAGCAAACCCAAGACGAGCGCGAAGAAAGGTGGCGTAAGGAAGAGGCGCGCGTTGCCTTCATCCAAGACCTGATCGCTGCCAAGCGGGAATTCATGCCGATCCTGAAAGTTTATAATGATGACTCCGCCACCGAGAAAGGCCGCACCCGCTACGAATATGAAACCATGGATGCGATTAACGAAGCCGTCGACATGGCTTTAAGCCGGCACAATCTGGCCACCAATTATGAGATCGACCAGACTGAAACCGACATCATCACGACATGCGTCCTGATGCATGGGCTTGGCCATATGCAACGCACGACGCTGCGCAGCCCGCTCGATAAGACCGGGTCAAAGAATTACAACCAGTCGCAGGGATCAGCGCTGACCTATCAGCAGAAGTACACCAAGAAAGCGATCTTAGGCATTGCCGCGGCGAAGGATGATGACGCCCAGTCGGTTGGCAAGGTCAATGGCGAAGCTAAGAAAATAACGCCAGAAGATCTTGAACAACTCAAAATCATCATCGACGCCAAAGACGAAAAGACCGAAGCGTGGGTGCTGGAGAACATCAGCATTCTCGCCAATAGGAAGATAGAAAAGCTTGAGGACATTCCGGAGGAATTAGCCAAACGATCCCTGTCGAGCGTATCCAAAAGAAAGAACAAGAAATGAGCGAGGATTGGGGCGAGCTGTCGCCGGAACGAATCGGTCGTGCCACTGCATCAGCTATTCACAAAATCACAGCTACCGTCCGCGGCGGCTACGCTACCAGCCGCGATCGATATCGTGCGCAACTTATTGTCGAGCGTCGCACCGGCATGATGGTTCCCAGCTATGAAAACGCCGCGATGAAATGGGGGAAGGAAACCGAACCTATGGCGCGATCGGCTTATAATCTTGCCATGGGAAAAACGGTCGAATTCGCCGGGTTCGTGATCCATCCTACCATCAAGATGGCCGGCGCCTCGCCTGACGGGCTAGTTGATGCAGATGGGCTATTGGAAATCAAGTGTCCGGAAATGCACACGCATTACACCAACTTGATCACCGACACCGATAAAATAGATCTCGCCTATCGTTATCAGGTTAATGGCAATTAGCCTGCACTGGACGCAAATGGTGCCATTGGGTTTCATTCGATCCGCGCTGGCCGGAATCCGATCAATTGGTAATCCATCGCATTAACCGCGACAACGAAGTGATTGGCTTTCTGGAACGCGAAGTCACGGTATTTCTGAAGGAAGTAGACAAGGCAATCGAGCGCCTTGATGAGCGGCGAGCGCAGGCAGCATGAAAGACCTACGGCCAGCCGTCTTTACTTGGACTGGCGAGGCTATGGTGCCTACACCCGAATCGTTGCCGCTATGTATGCGTCAATTCGATAAGGGCGAGCTTTACCAGATGCGCGCAATGCGCGAGCGCAGCGTCAAGTCGCACAATGAATTTATGGCACTGGTCAAGGAAGCTTTTGACAATCTCCCTGAACACCTCGCATCGCGATTCCCGACTGTCAGTCGGCTGCGTTATTGGTGCTTGGCTAAATGCGGGTACTGCGCTGAGAAAACGCGCATCTTCCAAACGCGCCACGACGCCAAAGTATTTGAAGACTATGTGATCGAAAGCTCGACTACCAGTTACTGCCAAGTCGAAGGCAACGTAGCCATGATCTGGACCCCGACTTCGCAACGCTACAAATACGATCCCGAAATGGATTACGAAGAATTCGAAAAATCGAAGGAAGCTGTGCTGGAGCTACTCGCCGACATGATCGGCGTTCACCCACGGGAGTTGAAGAGAAATGCCGGGAAAGCTGC